CCATTACAAGGTCTCCTTTCTTTCCTTATGGATGTGTTGGATCATTTGGTCGGTTTTTTGGTAACGGTTGATACCGTATGTAGCCTCTACGGTCACCTGACCAGTCTTGAGCGGGTCTGCGCCGTTGTCCAGGGTATTCCGGTCATCCACCATGATCGGGGATTCTCCGGTCTTCAGGATCCGTTTATCCGCATACAGGCGGAAGATGATCTCTTCTGCCACATCGTTAGCGGTTGCCAGATCCTCGGAGAAGATGTGGCCCTTGATGGTAGCGGTACGCCAGATGGTAGCGTATCTGTCCCGGATTCTTCCGGAAGGACCGACATGGAGGCAGCGCCAGTAGACCGCGCTTTCTCCGGGTCCGGGCTTCCAGGCGGGAGCAGGCAGCTCGTCATGGTTGATGACGTAAAGGCCGCCGATCTCGCTGGTCCACTCGTTCAGCCGTGCGATTGCATTCAGGCCGTTGGTGGTCAGGACAGGGAATGCCAGCAGGTCAAAGGAGACGGTGCAGCCGGTGACATGGTCAGTCGGCTGGGTGAAGTAGTTGGAATTCTTGAATTGCGCGGCTACCGTGAAGGTGCCGCTGGAGAAGAAGTACCCGTGGATCAGCTTGCGGACGATGGGCTCGATGTCCTCCGGGTACTGTTCATCCTCTTTGCACATGATGTCCACGGACAGGAGGCCGCCCAGGGTACGAGCGGGATCTCCCTGGATGTCCACGGAAAACACGATCCGTCCGTACTGAGGGCCGGACGCCCATCCAGCGTCCGAATCTGCCGGGGCCTCCTGATTGAAGACCGCCGGTTCATCAGCATAGGTGGTGAGGAAGTCGGTGAGTTCCGTCTGTGCGGAGAGGTGTGTAAGCAGCGCTTGTTCGATCATGGGGATGCTCCTTAGTAGTAAGGTTCGGAGTAGATCCGGACGATCTTCGGTTCCGCGTCTTTCAGGATCCGCTCCTGGTGGGGTCGCGGTGCCATCTGGCCTCCGGGCGTGCCCTCTTCCAAAACCTGACCGAGTAAGCCGATTTTGATACGGCGGTCGCTCTCGATTCTGGAAATGTAGGTGTCTCCCTCTTTGAGGGCCGTGGGCTGCCAGGAAATGCGGAACAGACCGGAGCGTGCTGCAGGCGGCTCGCCGGGTGCGGATGCGGTGTAATACACCTTTTTCCCGGGCACTCGGTACCGTCTGCCGCTGCGCTGGCCACGCAGGATTTCGAGGGAGGAATTGCGGAGCTCGTTGGCGGCTTCGGAGGAGCGGGCCTCCACTTGCTGCCGGATGCGCTTCACAGTATCCTCGATGGCCTCGTCCAGGGGGACGGAATAGGTGATTCTAACGCCCATTCACATCATCCCTTTCCTCGACCTTGTAGACGGAAAAGTGGCCCAGGCCGCCAGGGTCCTTGGGATCTCCCTTGACCATGAACTGCCTGCCATCCTCGTGCTCCAGGATATCGCCCGCCCTCGCCTGGTTCTTCGTCCCACGCTGCACGATGGTGTACTTCTTCGGAGAACCGACCTGCTTGTGCTGGTCGGTTTCCGTAGGATCCGTCTTGGAGATGATCCCGTAGAATTCACCCTGCGGTTTGAGCACGGATGTGGTCGGCCGGCCTTTTTCGGTCTTGCCGCCCTCCTTGCGGAGAACCTTGAACAGCTTGAATCCCTCACCGGGGCGGAGCATTGAGCGGAAGAACATGGGGATCAGCTCCTTCTGTCAGAATTTGCGGCGATTGGTGTGCATGTCGTTGTAATAATACGGGGTACCGCCATGGGGGCTGAGGCTTGCCGGGTTTCCGGCTACCGGCACACCCCCGATAGCGGCCAGTTCCTTCTTCAGGTCGTCCCGCATCTTCTTGAAGCGGTCGTACCGTTCATTCAGAGAGTAGGACAGACCATCGATACTGGTATTGACCTCGTAGGACAGCTTCATGCAGATTGCCTCCAGGCACAGCAGCTTGGCTTTGCGCCAGTTCTTGCCGTGCTTGGCGAGAATCGCATTGTATTCTTCGTCACAGAGGGGACTGACGATGCCGTCCATGTAGACGACGGTGTCGCCCAGCTCGAATCGCATCTGATCCATGCCGCCCTCTGTGATTTTTGAAGGGTCATAGGAGTAGTTGGCCATTACTGGTCACCTTCGCTCTCTACGCCCTCCTGTGCTTCCATGAGTGCCTGAGCACGGGCCTTTGCCGCTGTCTTAACAGTCTTGCGGGAATCGGCAGCATTCAGCAGGAACAGAATGTCGTCGCTGTCAATCTGATTGATGCGCTGTGCGGCACCTTCAGCATTGTCAGTGAGGACATCCATCGCAATCTGGATGCTTTCGGGAGACAGTTCCATTTCCCTGCCGGAGATGACCAGGAGAACCACGGTGGCATCGCCACCGGGTTCAGCAGGGTCCATCACAGCAGTAATGGCTTCGTCATTGACGATTGCCAGCTTGCCGTACTTCTCCTGGGTTTTCGGTTCCTTGACCAACTCAACAGGGATCTCGTCACCGATGTAGAAACGCTCGCCACCGAAGCTGCAAGGCATTTTTGCGATCAGCTTCATTGCGATTCCTCCTTACACGACGCCGGAGCAGAACACAGCCAGGTCGTCAGCAGTCTTCTTCATGTCGTAGGCCATCAGACCTTCGATGAACTCGGAGTGGGTACCGCCCTCACCCTTGAACTGGAACATAGGCATGATCTGACCATCGCCCAACATGTCCCACTGGAAGATGTAGCCGGCGGAAGGCTCACGCAGGGAAGGAGTTTCAGGGGCATAGGCCAGCAGGATTGCGTTGGGGTCGGCAATGAACTGGATGTCGGCCTCGTTGCCCAGCTTGGAAGGATTGTGGATGGACTGCATGACAGTCAGGTGATCCATCTCGAACAGAGACTTCAGGGCATTGATGTTGACCTGAGCGGGGTTGGCAGAGGTACCACCGTACTTGATGCGGTCCAGGATAGCGGGGTGCTTACGCAGGGCGTTCATGACGTTGGCACCCATGGCCAGGCGGTTGGGCCTGCGACCGGTCTTCTCCAGCATCTCCAGGGCACGGTCGGCAACGAAGGTGATGGGATCGGAGTTGTCGTTGTTCCACTTGATGAACTGCTTGCCGGATACGTTGGTATCGTCAACGCCTTCCCACTCGTTTGCCCAGGCACCGGAGCGGAAGAACTTGCTGGCGAAGTCGATGTCCTGCTTGATGGATGCGCCTTCGGCAATGCTCTTAGTGAGCCACTGGCGGGTGTTGTTGAATGCGGAAGGACCCTGACGGCGGCTGATGTCAGTCTCGCGGATCTCGTCGATGCCGCGGATGTCCTGGTACACCTTAACCGCGTAGGTGTCGGAGTCTTCGCCGATGACGGTAGGAGTGACCTTACCGTAGGCGGGCTTCAGCTGCCAGTTGTTACGCAGCAGGTCTTCCAGGCTCCAGCGAACGTAGTTGTCAGCAGACATACGGACGCGGACGATGGGGAAGATGCCGCGGGCAAAGTAGTTGTTGAAGCCCTGGAAGTAGTTCAGAGCCATGTTGGACAGCATGGTGTGGGGGCGGAATGCGCCCTTAGCGATCTGCGCATTGATCTGTGCAGGTGTAATGTTGCTCATTGTTATTGCCTCCTTGTAGAGTTATTAGGCTTTCTGATACTTGGCGATCTGGACCTCCAGGTACTCGCCTTCGTTGGCGTTACCCAGGGCGATGCCCAGAACGTAGTTGCCAGAAGCGGCGACGGCAGCCATGCCGTTTGCACCGGCAGCGACCTCCTGGCCCTTCTTGATGGTAGCGCCAGCCAGAACCACGCCGCGATCCTTAATCAGGATATCGACGTTGTCGCCGACCTCGACCATGCCGGAAGTCTGGCCGGTGATGTCGTTGTAGCCGGTTTCGATCAGAGCGATGCCGACGGGAATATCGGTACCAGCGGTAGCGAGGACAACGTTGCCGTTGCCGTCATACTTCATGATGAGGTTGCGGACATCCTCGATCTTGGCGCCAGCCAGCTCCACGATGGTAGGAGACTGATTGAACTGGACGCCGCGGTAGTTACGCTTTCTTGCCATGGTTGGTTGCTCCTTTCTTAGTTGC